GGACGATACATATCCCACGTAGGATTGAGAAAACGGTTAGGTAATGAAAAACAACGTAAGAACCAAGCTGCAAGCCTCCGCAAGTGGGCAGAATATGCGGAAAAGGCAATCGCCAAAGCGAAAGCCCTTGAAGAAGAAAGAACCGGAGCAAAAGCCAACGGTTGAGATAGCTGAAGTTTCATATGAAACATCTTCTATTGAAGAACATGCTAATGTTTTGTTCAAGCCTAATCCTGGTCCGCAGACAGAATTTCTTGCCGCATCGGAACGTGAAGTTCTCTACGGCGGCAGTGCAGGGGGCGGTAAGTCATATGCAATGCTTGCTGACCCACTGCGTTACATGGGGCATCCACAGTTTAGTGGATTGCTCTTGCGACACACAACAGAAGAACTGCGAGAACTTATCTTCAAGTCGCAGGAGTTGTACCCAAAAATCTGGCCCGGTATCAAGTGGTCAGAAAGAAAGATGCAGTGGACCGCGCCATCTGGCGCAAGATTGTGGATGTCCTACCTAGACAGAGATGAGGATGTCTTGCGCTATCAGGGTCTGGCATTTAGCTGGATAGGTTTTGATGAACTGACACAATGGGCCACACCATACGCATGGAATTATATGCGAAGTCGTCTTCGGTCCACTGCACCTGACTTGCCTATCTTTATGAGGGCTACGACTAACCCCGGCGGTAGAGGCCACCATTGGGTTAAGAAGATGTTTATCGACCCAGCCCCATATAATAGGACATTTGATGCAACAGACAGTGAAACAGGAGAGGTACTCAAGTACCCCGCTGGACATAGCAAGGCTGGAAAGCCCCTATTTAAGAGACGCTTTATACCGGCAAGACTTTCTGATAACCCATACCTTGCGACAGCGGGTGACTATGAAGCCATGCTCCTCTCGCTTCCAGAACAGCAGCGTAGGCAGCTTCTTGAAGGCGATTGGGACATCAAAGAAGGTGCAGCGTTTACTGAGTTTGACCGCAGGATTCATGTTGTTGAACCTTTTCATATCCCTAGCAACTGGGTCAAGTTTCGTGCATGTGACTATGGCTACGGGAGTTATACTGGCGTTCTTTGGTTTGCAGTTGCGCCTGACGAGCAACTTATCGTATATCGAGAATTATACGTCAGCAAAGTCCTCGCCACAGACTTGGCTGATATGATACTGGACTTAGAGGCCGAAGATGGGAACATTAAGTATGGTGTGCTGGATAGCAGTCTTTGGCATAAGCGTGGCGATACTGGACCGTCTCTTGCGGAACAGATGATTAGTAAGGGATGTCGTTGGCGTCCATCAGACCGCAGCAAGGGCAGTCGCGTTGCAGGTAAGAACGAAATACACAGAAGACTGCAAGTTGACGAATTTACTGAGGAACCTAGACTTGTATTCTTTGATAGCTGCACAAATGTCATATCACAGTTACCGTCCATCCCGCTTGACAAAAAGAATCCAGAGGACGTTGACACAAAGTCTGAAGACCATTTGTATGACGCACTCCGGTATGGGATTATGTCCAGACCTCGGTTCTCTATTTTCGACTACGACCCGTCAGGGCGACCATCAACGGGTATGCGAATAGCTGACACAACCTTTGGCTACTAAGGAAAAGTAACATGGATGAAGATGAAATTTTAATCGAAGACGACTCTATTGCGCTAGATGATTCAGAGGATAGTACGGCTGAAGATGTCGGCATTTCGTCTATCATTGATTTCATTGAAGAACGCTACACCAAAGCAGAAGATTACAGATATAACGATGAAGAACGCTGGCTAAGAGCCTATCGCAATTATCGTGGTCTCTATGGTCCAGACGTTCAATTCACAGAAACCGAAAAGTCTCGTGTTTTTATTAAGGTTACAAAGACCAAGACACTGGCTGCTTATGGTCAGATTACTGATGTTCTGTTTGCCAATAACCGTTTTCCTCTTTCCATCGAACCTACAGAACTTCCAGAGGGTGTCGTAGAGAACGTACACTTTGATCCGCAAGCACCTGACATGGGTGCCGCTGGACCTGAACTTGAAAGCCCGTATGGTTTTGCAGGTGACGGCAGACAGCTACCTGCCGGTGCCACAGAAAAAACTCTGCTTGACATGCTTGGTCCTATGCAACAAAAGCTGGACCCAATTCAAGAAAAGCTGAAAGAAGGTCCGGGCCTTACTCCGACTGCTGTAACATTTAGCCCTGCAATGATTGCAGCTAAGAAGATGCAGAAGAAGATTCACGATCAGCTTGAGGAGTCTAGTGCAACGAAGTATCTTCGTAGTACGGCATTTGAAATGGCACTATTTGGCACAGGTGTCATGAAGGGTCCATTTGCTGTAGACAAAGAATATCCTAACTGGGATGACGATGGTGAGTACGATCCAGTCTTTAAGACAGTACCACAAGTATCACATGTGTCTGTTTGGAATTTCTATCCAGACCCAGATGCCAACAACATGGACGAAGCACAGTATGTCATTGAACGACACAAGATGTCGCGTACACAGCTGCGTTCCTTGAAGAAGCGTCCATACTTCCGTTCTGCTGTAATTGATGAAGCTATCAGGCACGGTGAAAACTATACTAAGAAGTATTGGGAAGATGACCTTTCTGACTATGCACCAGAGCATGGCATTGACCGTTTTGAAGTCCTTGAGTATTGGGGAATGGTTGATGTTGAAATGCTTCTTGAGCAGGGTGTAGAAATCCCGAAAGACTTTGAGGACTTTGACGAACTACAAGCCAATGCGTGGATTTGTAATGGCAAGCTGCTTCGTCTTGTCCTTAACCCATTCAAGCCCTCCAAAATTCCTTACATGGCGGCACCTTATGAACTCAATCCGTACAGCTTCTTTGGTATCGGTATTGCAGAGAATATGGACGATACGCAGACACTTATGAATGGTTTCATGCGTATGGCTGTGGACAATGCTGTTTTGTCCGGTAATCTTCTTGTTGAAGTTGATGAGACCAATCTAGTTCCTGGACAAGACTTAACATTGTATCCCGGAAAAGTATTCCGTCGTCAGGGTGGTGCGCCTGGTCAGGCAATCTTTGGCACCAAGTATCCAAACGTATCTCAAGAAAATATGATGATGTTTGATAAGGCACGTGTGCTGGCAGATGAAAGCACCGGCTTCCCCTCCTTTGCGCATGGACAGACAGGCGTGTCTGGTGTAGGCCGTACTGCTAGTGGTATATCTATGCTCATGGGTGCAGCACAAGGTTCTATCAAGAGTGTCATCAAGAACGTGGACGATTACCTGCTGCGTCCACTAGGTGAAGGACTGTTCCGGTTTAACATGCAGTTTGACTTTGACCCAGAGATCAAAGGCGATCTTGAAGTGAAGGCACGTGGTACTGAAAGCCTGATGGCCAATGAGATTCGCAGTCAGCGTCTCATGCAGTTCCTACAGATTGCAAGCAACCCAGCCCTCGCACCGTTTGCAAAGTTCCAGTATGTAATCACAGAGATTGCAAAATCTATGGACCTTGACCCCGACAAAGTTGTAAATAACATGAATGAAGCCGCCTTGCAAGCAGAGATTATGAAGGGCTTCCAAGCACCGCTTCCAGAAGGACAACCTGTGGCTCCTGCTGGTGCGGACGTTATGGACCCGACTGGTGCTGGTGGCGGAACAATGGGTACTGGACAAGTACCAATTCCGGGTGAACAAGGATTTAGTGGAAATGGTGGACAAGGAACTATACAGCAAACTGAAGCCGTTGGTGGGGAACAACCGCCAGTGGAATCACTTCAGTAACTATCTTGATGCGTTGATTGCAACGCACCAGAAAACTTTGGAACAGGCAGATCAAGACGTGGATTTACTACGTGCGCAAGGTGCCGTTTCTGTATTGCGTAAGATTAAACGACTCAGAGATGAAGTGAGTGATTTAGATGGATGACGATCAGTTTTTAGAAGCATATCTAAATACGCTTGAGGTCAGTGAAGGCACTGAAGGTGGTGATACTGTTACTGGTATGGCTACCAGACCTTATGGTGTAAAAGATTTGCTAGGCGTTAACGAAGAGGACTACAAGGATAATCCTCGCGGTTTAGCCAAAGCTGTTGCTTCTAAAAACATTGATGAACTTAAACGCATGGGAATTGACTGGGACAATCTTCCGGCGTCCATGAAGTTTAATGCGCTTGACATTCAGTTTAACATGGGTAGCTTAAATAAAAAAGCACCTAAATATTTTAAAGCTGTAAAAGCAGGTAAATACGATACAGCAATCAAAGAGTCGCTAGACGCTATTGGTGCATATGACCCAAAGAGGAAGGGTGAACGTCCGACAAAAGGTATTGCATTGCGTAGAGCAATGTTGTATAATATGGTTGCTGACGAATTTAACTATCCAAAAATTACTAGCATTAATGCTATTAACCAAGACAATCCCCAAAAGTCTGCAAAGGTTACGTATAATTTAGCAGAGGGTGAGTCTATACCGGTTACGTACGATACGTATTCTTTGCACAGCACGACGAAACCAGGAAAAGTAGCGGTTAGTGAAATTTTAGGCATAACAGCACAGCCAGTGACAGGCGAAGATACAGAAGACTTCTCTGAGCCTCTTCCGGTTCCATCTGCACCAAAACCGAAACCAGAACAACCCGTTGTCCCTACACCACAACCAAAGCCTGTAACCCCTGAAACAAAAACGCAAACAGATGCAGCGTTTACTTTGGACTATGAAGACGAACTGCCTGATATTGGTGACGACGTTCCTATGCCGGACTTGCCAGCAACGGATGTAGCACCTGACACAACAGATGCCATTCCCCCTGCAACGGTAGATGTGCCAGAGGAAAAAAACATCTTTGAACGGGCGTATGATTACATGTTCGGTGACGATGATACACCAGAAGAAATTCAGCAACGTGAGCAGACTAGGCAACGGCTGTTGCAGAGTTTAGAAATGAATGAAGGTGGATTAGCTTCTGGTGAAATTGATTATAGTGTTGTAGATGATGAGTATGAACTTCCTACTCCATCAGATAAAGCACGTGAGCAGATGAAGGCGATGGGACTAGATGCACCATCCATTTTGTCGCCTCGTATAGAAACAAGAACAGCGGAAGAGATAGCTGAAGACAGAAAGACACTAGCAGAAGTCGCACCTATAACTGGAGATATATTAGCAGTTAAAGATTATCCTGAAGATATTTCTATTGCTAAAGATATTATAAAACAAGGGGTAGATGAGGGTGAACTTTCTTCTGTATTAGGTGGCGTAGCATATGCAGGTTTATCTACGATAGGATTATTGCCAGCGGCTACTGGTGTCGGTGCGGGAGCAAAAATTGCAAAAAAAGCCACTAAAGATAAACTTAAAAAAGAATTAGTAGATGAATTTGGCACGGATGGAGCAACTAAAGTAGTTGATACAGTAGGAGAAGCATCTCAACCTGTGCGAGTTACTAATGTAGTAGAACCAAAAAAATCAGTTAAAGCTTATAAGTTATTTAAGGTAGATAGACAAGGTAATCTATATCCTTTGTTTGTTAAGATGGAAAACAATAAACCCATAGAATTAAATAAATGGACAAAAGCAGAAGCAGGAGAAATAAATCAAAAAACTGGTAAAGTTAAATCTTCATTAGGCGATTTAGCATATAGACCTGGTTTTCACGCTGGTGATCTTCCTATGGCTACTCATATAGGAGGAAAATCAGGAGATGTAAAAAAACCTAACTATCGTCCTGACAATCAAGTATGGGCTGAAGTAGAGATGGCGGATGATGTTGATTGGCAATCTGTAGCACTAGATAGGGCCAGAATAAAAAAAGATGGCACTATAGATGTAAAAACAGCACACATTACAGATCAATTACCTGAAGGCGGTCACTACAGATATAAAACTAATCCTAATATGACAGGTAATTGGCTTATCGGGGGTGAATTAAAAGTTAATAGAATACTAAGTGATGCAGAAGTGAAAGAAATAAATAATGCTGCAGGAGTTGCAGATTTACCCAGATTAAATGAGTTAAATATGAACGAGGGCGGTATGGCTATGGAAAGACAAATGGAAATGTTTGAGGACGGTGGTCTTATGGACGAGGGCGGCACAGTTGACCCATTATCTGGCAACGATGTACCACCAGGTTCTACACAAGAGGAAGTCCGTGACGACATTCCTGCCCAATTGAGTGAAGGCGAGTTTGTATTCCCTGCAGATGTAGTCAGATACATCGGCCTTGAAAAGCTAATGCAAATGCGACAAGAAGCGAAAGCAGGTCTTGCTCGTATGGAAGCTATGGGCCAGATGGGCAACAGTGAAGAAGCCGTACTGCCAGACGATATTCCGTTTGACCTTGGCGATCTTGACATGGAAGATGAACCTATGGAGTTTCAGGTAGGCGGTCTTGTCCCTAATCAATATGGAGTGTATCAACAGCCCTCGCAATTTGCATCATACAGTCAGCAGCCGTATCAAGCACCTACCATTCCTACGGGTCAGCCTATACAACAACAACCTATACAAGCAGCTGGATTCCAAACACTGCCAGTTCAGCAAGTACCCACTGCTCCAACCACTGTTCCAACTTTTGAACAGCTTATGCCTACGACTACAGGTCAGTATGATGAGTTGCGAGAATACGTAAATGAGGATACGGGGCAGAGCATGACTATCCCGTTTGTTGATGGCAAACCTATTTATCCTATTCCGCAGGGATTTACACCAAAGCCGACAGATCAAGTTGAGGCTGCAGTTCCCGAAACAACCACTGTACCAACTGCGCGGGTAGCACAAGTATCAGGCGACGATGACGATAGAGATGACGGACTTGGGCCGAGTGGTGGAAGAGTAGGCATGGGCGGTTTTTCTGATGGAACTGGCCGCAAACAAAATGCTACTATTATGGGTGTCTCATTTGATATGGGTGAAGGTTTCATTGGAGGTGCTATGGGGGCAGGTGCTACGGCTCTTAGCCTTGCTACAGGCAAACCCATACCAGCAGAAGCTAAAGCCACTTTTACATACGATAATGCAACATACACTGTATCCGGTGATGAGTATAATGATTTGAAAAAGTCAGGCTATACAGGAGATTTGGCTGACAAAATTGTTGCATCCCTTAAAACTGAAAGTGGTGTGCGTAGGGGGACTATTGAATACAATAAAGAAACCGGCACCTTCAAAGATAAAAAATCTGGTGAGACTTTCCAAGATCGAGACGACGACAATGATGGCATCGGTGATATCTTAAATAAATCTGGTCAAAGCGTATATAACAAATATAACGTAGAAGATTTGATTTCCGGTAAGCAAAAAATGAATCAATCTGAAAAAGATATTGCATCTGCATATAATGATGCACAGTTTGAGGCGTTTGATTTTGGTGATGATAGCAATGACGACTCTGGTGGCGGCGCACCAAGCGGAGGCGGTCGCACAGAATCTGCTGGTGCAGATTGGAGTGCAGGTTCTGATTTTACCGCATCTGAACGTGAAGAATTGGGACCGGGTTCATACAACGCAGGTGGTCTAGCCTCTAAGAAAAAACCCAAATCCAAAAAGATGAAGCGAGGCGGTTTAGCTTCTAAAAAATAACCGCATTATGTTGGCTACCTAATCCCCCACCCCGACGTGGCTACGGTTGGCCCCAACTTGGAGAAAACCAAAATGGCAGAAACTGCTGAAATTATGGCTGAAGAAATGCAGTCACCGAAGAAAGTTGCGTTTGCAAATCGTAAATACACTAACGAAGAAAAACGCAAAATGGAAGAAGAAGAACTTGAGCAACTGCTCAAAGAACAAAGAGGTGAAGTAGAAGATGCCTCGCCGGAACAAACCGAAGAATCGGAGGAGCCTACAACAGCCGAAGAGAAAACGTTTAAGAAACGCTACTCTGACCTTCGTAGGCATCAACAAAAGCAAGCCGAAGAGTTCAAGACAGAACTTGCGGAACTCAAGCGGCAACTAAGTGAAGCTACAAAGAAGGAAATGAAACTGCCCAAGTCCGACGAGGACATTGAACAGTGGGCAGCAGACTATCCCGACGTAGCAGCCATCGTTGAAACAATTGCAATGAAGAAGGCACGTGAGCAATCTACTGCTCTGGAAGAACGCCTCAAAGCAATTGATGAGATGCAACTGTCTGCTACAAAAGAAAAAGCAGAAGCAGAACTTATGCGCATACATCCTGACTTTGATGAGATTCGTGACAGCGACGAGTTTCATGAGTGGGCTGAGACCCAGCCTAAGTGGGTACAGGATGCGCTGTATGACAATGACAATGATGCACGTTCTGCTGCACGAGCAATTGATTTGTATAAAGCTGACATGGGCATGAGTACCCAAAAGCCTAAGTCAGATAAGGATGCTGCAAAGTCTGTGTCTACAAAGAACAGCCGCAGCAAGCCGCAAGAGAATGAAGCATCTACGTATCTTCGGGAGTCGCAAGTTCAGAAGATGTCTCCTCAAGAATACGAGAAGCGTTCAGACGAAATCATGGAAGCTATCCGTTCTGGAAAGTTTGTCTATGATGTTTCTGGTTCAGCCAGATAAAAAAAGTGTTGACAATTAGTTATTTTTTCGTATAACTATAGTCATCAATAGTGTAAGTGGGTTCGCTACCTGCTTACACTAGTCCGCAAACACCTCAGTCTTATGGATTACCTGACGAGCATGGCCCGTTGAATAGTTGGGCGGCCACCTAACTAGAATACGCACCCATAGCGAATTAGCCTCTGATTAGTCTGGTGAGTTTGCATCTGTTAAAATGCCAATTTAGGAGAAATCATCATGGCTTTCACTACTGCTAGTGGTTATGGTAATCTTCCTAACGGTAATTTTTCGCCCGTCATTTACAGCAAACAGGTGCAACTTGCTTTCCGCAAGGCCGCTGTTTGTGAAGCAATCACCAACTCCGATTACTTCGGTGAGATTGCTGCAATGGGTGATTCCGTTAAGATTATCAAGGAACCCGAAATCACTGTTAAGGCATATGCCCGTGGCACGACCATCACGCCGCAAGACCTTGACGACGAAGACTTCAGCCTGACCATCGACAAAGCTAACTACTTTGCGTTCAAGGTTGATGACATTGAAGAGGCACACAGCCACGTTAACTTCCAGAGCCTCGCCTCTGACCGTGCTGCTTACCGCCTCGCTGACCAGTTTGACCAAGACGTTCTTGGCTACTTGGCTGGTTTCAAGCAGTCCGCACTGCACTCTAACGCCGACACCGTAAACGACGTTGTTAACGGTTCTAAGGCTGTAGATACTGCAGGTTCTGACGAACTGCTGTCGAGCATGAAGCTGGACGCATCTGACTTTAACTCCGGTACTGGTGGTCAGGCAATTGCCATTCTCCCACGTACGGGTTCGGGTGCTGCTCCGACTGATGCTGGTGACGCTAACCCGCTGCAAGTTATTGCTCGTATGTCTCGTCTGCTCGACCAGCAGAATGTTGACACGCAGGGCCGCTGGCTTGTTCTTGACCCGGTTTTCATTGAAGTCCTGAAAGACGAAGACTCTCGTCTGTTCAACGCTGACTTCGGTGGTTCTGGTCTGCAGAACGGCGTTGTAAGCACCAACATTCATGGCTTCACCGTCTACTCGTCCAACAACCTGCCGCAAGTTGGTACTGGTTCGTCCTTCTCTGGTGCGAACTCTGCTGTCAACTATGGCATGATTGTTGCCGGTCATTCTTCTGCTGTTGCAACTGCAGAGCAGATTAACAAGACCGAAACCTACCGTGACCCTGACAGCTTTGCTGACATCGTTCGTGGTATGCACCTGTATGGCCGCAAGATTCTTCGTCCTGAAGCACTTGTGAACGCCAAGTACCATCTGGCTTAAGGGAGGATTAAGATATGGCTACCGTAACTACTCTCAAATCCGTTGCTCGTGGTGCTGGTGCGCGAGGCCGCCAGCCGTACATGGTACAGCAGACGATTGACTTGGCTGCTGCAGCAACCGCTAAAGGTTCTGCTCTCGCTGCCAACGACATCATTGAAGCAATCACTGTACCTGCTGAGACGCTGATTCTGACAGCCGGTTTTGAAATGACCGCTTCTGTTCAGACTGCTGCTGACGGGTGTACCGCTAACCTCGGTGTTACCGGTGTAGACGTTACTCGTTTTGTGTCGGCCTTCGACATTGACGATGACTCTGCTGACTTGACATCGGGTGTAGGCTACGCCACTATGGCTGACGCTTCTGCCCCGATTTTCATTGAAGCTGAAGACACGATTGACTGGGAACTTCAGGCAGCAACTACTGCTCCGACTGAAGGTAAAGTCCGCGTGTTCGCAGTTCTGATGAACATGGCAGACACAGGTGACATGACTGCTGATGAAGTAGACCGCGACACTCTCGCCTAACTAATGTGAGGGGGCTGGCTTGACACCGGCCCTCTCATTTCTCTTTAAGGATTTCAGATGGCATATACTTACCTTGACATCACCAACGAAGTGCTTGCACGTTTTAACGAAGTAGCACTAACGGCTGCTAACTTTAGCACGTCTCGTGGGTTTCAGACGCAGTGTAAGAATGCAGTAAATGATGCCATCAATTATATTTTTCAACGTGAGTTTGGTTGGTCATTCAGCCACCAAGAACAGACGGAAACACTTGTAGCTGGTACTACACGCTACTCAATTGGTGCCTCAATCTACAGTGTAGACTATGAGACCTTTCGTATTTCCAAAGATGACTCTCTTGGTGTAGCAGGTACAACGCTACGCATCATGGACTATAACCAGTATGTCGATAGGCATATCGACCAAGAGAGTACATCAGATATTGGTGCAGTTCCTTTGTATGTATTCCGCACACCGGACAACAACTATGGACTGTATCCTTACCCAGATAAAGCATACACACTCAAGTATGACGCATATGTAAAGCCCACTGCTCTCAGTGCTGCAACGGATGTACCTACTATTCCTGAACAGTTTCGTCAGGTTATTGTGGACGGTGCTACAGCCTACGGTTATCAGTATCGTGGTGAGGCGCAGCAGTATGGCATTAACTTTGCCCGATTTGAAGAGGGCATTAAACACATGCAAAGTCTGTTCATTAACAGAAACTATAGCTATGTGCGTTCAACGTATATTCCGCAATCACAAAGGTACGGCGTATCTATATTTCCTACAGGGGGCTAAATAATGGCTGACGAATCTGGACTTAGCCCCTACGTCTTTTCCTGTGAAGGTGGTTTGGTACTAGACCAATCTACGTTTTCTATGCAGCCCGGAATGGCACTGGAACTGCAGAACTTTGAGCCAGACGTTAGAGGTGGGTACAGACGTATCTCTGGCTACGAAAAGTGGAATAGCAATGTAGTTCCGTATACTGCTTCTAGCACAGAAAAAGTTTTGATGTCTGCTTATTTCAAGGGCAACATCCTAGCTGCTAGAGGGGAAAGTGTCTACAAAGGTGGTACTACAGGTAGCTGGACTTCGATTGACAGCGGACGTACTAGCGCAAGTAAGTATACATTCTTCCGTTACAACCTTGCTGGCACAGATTACATTGTGTGGGCAGATGGTGCAAACAACGCAAGTAAGTACGATAACACTACCGTAACAGACTTAAATGCGACAGGCGCACCGGCAGACCCTAAGTATGTAACTGGTTTTAAGAATGCCTTGTTTTTTGCTGGCATGTCCACTACGCCAGAAGAACTGGTCTTCACGGCACCATACACAGATGATGACTTTAGTGTAGCTAATGGTGCAGGTAGCATTGCAGTAGACAGCCCGATTACTGGATTGTTCCCTTTCCGTGACCAACTGTATATCTTCTGTGAAGAACGCATCTTCAAGCTGGTAGGCAACACATCTGCTGACTTTGTTTTGCAACCAGTGACCCGTGAGATTGGGTGTCTCAACGGTAGCACCATTCAGGAATTTGCTGGTGACATTGTATTCTTAGGCCCAGATGGACTGCGTACTGTTGCCGGTACTGAACGGATTGATGACGTTGAACTTGGTACAATCAGTCGTGCAGTGCAGAGACGCTTTACAGATTTGTCTGATGTCGATGAGTTTGACAGCGTAGTTATTCCTAACAAGACACAGTATCGCATCTTCTTCTCTAACTCTGGTGTGACACGGGGTAATACAACAGGAATTATCTGCGTAAGAAAAGGCGACAGTTACGAGTTTGCTGACATTCGTGGTATTCGCCCTAGCTGCACAGACTTTGTAGTAAGCGATGGTGCCAGCATTGTTGTTCACGGTGAGTATGACGGATACGTATATCGCCAAGAACAGGGCAACGACTTTGACGGCAATGTGATTACTGGCAAGTACCGTTCACCAGACTTGTCGATGGGTGACGCAGGTATCCGCAAGACATTCCAGCGTGTAATTATTAACTACGCACCGGAAGCTGCAGTGAACGCTGACTTGTTTGTGCGGTATGACTATGAAGCACCGAATGTCGCTAGACCCGCAGCATACCCGTTTGACACAGCTACGGTTGTTGCAGTTTACGGTACGTCATCTTACGGCACAGCAACATATGGTGGTCAGTCAAACCCACTGTTCAGACAACCAATCGAAGGTAGTGGTTTTGCTGTAGCACTACGAGTTAACGACAGAGGAACATCAGCACCGTATTCACTGAAAGGTTTTCAGTTAGAATTTGACGCAGGAGCAAGACGCTAATGGCAGGTTACACCAGACAATCCTCGTATACTGATGGCGACATTATCAATGCAGCCGACAGTAATGACGAGTTTGACCAACTTGTAAACGTATTCAGTAACACCACTGGTCACAAACACGATGGCACTGCCGCAGAGGGTCCGGTCATTGGACTTATCGGTGACCCCGGTGTTACTACCCCAATCAATAAAGTTGTAGTTGATGACACTAATAATCGTGTTGGTGTCTTTGTCGATGTAGCTTCTGTATCGACTGAGCAAGTACGCTTCCAAGACGGTGCCATTGTTCCTGTAACCGACAATGACGTTGACTTGGGTGCATCTGGTGCAGAGTTCAAAGACCTGTATATCGACGGTGTTGCCTACGTAGACAGCATTGCAATGCCGACTACAACCGTCACGGACATCCTTGACGAAGACACTATGACTTCTGACAGTGCCACTGCACTGGCTACGCAACAATCTATTAAGGCATACGTAGATGCTCAAGTTACTGCACAAGACCTTGATTTCTCCGCTGACACTGGCGGCGCACTCAATATTGACTTGGATAGCGAGTCTCTCACACTCAGCGGCGGTACTGGTATTGACACTAGTGGCTCTGGGAATACCGTTACTTTTGCTATTGACTCAACAGTTGCCACACTAACTGGCGCACAAACCCTCACCAATAAAACTCTTACAACGCCCGTCATTGCCACCATCAGCAACAGTGGTACAATCACACTGCCGACTAGCACAGACACGCTTGTAGGCCGTGCTACGACTGATACCCTCACCAATAAAACCATTGATGCTGACAATAACACTGTATCAAACCTTGAAGTAGATAACCTCAAGTCTGGCGTACTTGATACTGACCTGACCACTGTAGCAGCGACTGACACCACACTTGCTTCTGCAAAAGCTATCAAGACATATGTCGATGCGCAGGTGACTGCATCTGACCTTGACTTCCAAGCTGATACAGGCGGTGCGTTGTCGATTGACCTTGATAGTGAGACAATGACCTTTACTGGTGGTACAGGCATTGACACTGTAGGTTCTGGCAACGATGTAACATTTAACATTGACAGCACTGTAGCTACACTGACTGGCACACAGACGCTGACTAACAAGAGCATTGACGCCTCTCAACTTACAGGTACTGTAGATAACGCACGGCTTGACACTGAACTACAAGCACTTGCTGGTCTGACATCTGCTGCAGACAAAGGTATTCAGTTCACTGGTTCAGGTACTGCTGGCACTTATGACCTCACTGCTGCTGGTAAGGCACTGCTTGACGATGCAGATGCAAGCGCACAACGTACTACACTTGGAGTAGCAATTGGAACAGACGTACAAGGTTATGACGCAGGTCTCGCTTCTATTGCTGGCCTCACTACCTCTGCCGATAAAGCGATTTATACTACGGCTAGCGATACGTACGCAGTCACCAGTCTTACGGCGTTTGGTCGCAGTCTTATTGATGACGCTGATGCTGCAGCGGGACGTACCACGCTTGGTGTTGTCATTGGCACTGATGTCCAAGCCTATGATGCGCAACTTGCAGATATCGCAGGTCTTACGCCAACAGATGGCAACTTCATTGTAGGTGACGGTGCTAACTTCGTAGCAGAGTCTGGTGCCACTGCACGTACCTCACTTGGGCTTGGGACAGCCGCTACACAGGATGTAGGCACTAGTGCTAACAATGTAGTCCAGCTTGATGGCACGGGTAAGTTGCCAGCAGTTGATGGCTCACAGCTTACAAACATCAACTTTACAGAACAAGACCCATCGGCATTGGCTTTTGCCATTGCACTTGGCTAAAAAACACTTGACAAGTGTATCAAAGTATGGTATAATTATACACATAATTGGAGTAAGAAATGGCAAACGCTTTTCTATGTGAAACGGACACAGCAATCGGAACGTCCCCAGCGACCATTCTGACTTGTGGTGCCTCTACCGAAACAACAATCATCGGCCTGTCTGTTGCAAACATCGTTACATCTCAGATTACTGTTGACGTAATTCTCGATGCAAGCGGACGTACCAGTGGTGCAGAGGACGCAGTTTATCTCGTCAAGGCTGCACCTGTACCTGTAGGTGGTACACTCGTTGTTGTTGGTGGTGACCAAAAAGTCGTTATGGAACCGGGTGACATCATCACGGTAACGTCCGACACTGCCTCGTCTGCTGACGTGGTTCTTAGCCATCTTGACATTACGTAAGGGGTAACGGGACATGGCATCCTATCAGGGCAACACACCTGCAATCTCCTATTTTTCTACACCGGCTGTCCAGCAGTTTAACGGTGACGGGTCTACGACTACGTTTACCCTCAACCGTACCGTTGCTGACAAACAGTCGGTGTTGGTGTCTGTAGATGGTGTTATCCAAGATGCGGCATCTTCGTACACAATCCCTGATGGTGTTACTCTGACTTTTACTGCGGCACCGTCCACAGGTACTGCAAATATATTTGTGAACTTCCTTGACCTCACTGCTGGTTCTGTAACACCGCCAGCAGGAAACAAGGGTAACTTCAAGGGTGGTGGCCTATTCCGTACCAACGCACAGTCGTTGACTGCAGACACAACCATCCTTGCAACTGAGAACGCTAACGTGACTGGGCCGTTTACCGTAGCCAGCGGTGTGACCCTGACCGTTGAAAGCGGCGGGACATTGGTGACGCTATGAGTACCTTGAAGGCAGATACCATCCAATCGACCAGCGGCGGTGCGGCTACGCTGACGAAACAGAGTGCGGCGAAGGCTTTTGTTGACTACACATCTGACACAACTACAGCGGTCAACGGCTCTGCAAGTTTAAACGTAGCCTCGCTAAGTGACGGCGGCGTGGGGTTGACAACCACAAATATGACAAACGCTATGTCTGAGGCTAACTATTCAGTCCCGACAGGCACTCTTGGGGGTCTTACAGAGGGGACAAAGTGTTTTCAAAACGGGGCAAAAACAGCTTCTTCTTTTTCAATATATACAACTAGCGGTGCTGGCGCGGCGGGAGATATCGGCAATACATATGCTACAGTTCACGGAGACCTCGCATGAGTGAGATAAAGACAAATCAAATCAGCAGTCTCACCGGCAGCAACAGTGACATCACCCTCGACCCGGATGGCACTGGTGACCTGATTGTTGCGTCGGGCAACGTGGGCATCGGGACGAGTTCGCCGGGTGGTTCGCTTGAAGTTTACAAAGCCGGAACCTCTGAGGTTCTCATTGGCACCGACAACGGCGGCACCGCACAGCTTTCCTTGTATGAAAACAATGACGGCACCAAAGAGGGCTTGCTCAAATACGACGGCACCAACAACCGCATCCATCTGGCTACGTCTGGCGCACCTAATGCGCTAGTCATCCCTCGTGACAGCGGAGACCTGCTACACTTCACGACAGTTGCCGAAGGCGTCGGATACACGCTTCAATATAATGGTGGCGCACCTCGCAGTTTCTTTAACAAAAGCTATAGCGGCACAGGAACCGCAATCTACTTTATGCACAATGGAGGTGTTGTCGGGTCTATCACTTACAGCAACACTGCGACGGCCTACCTCACATCCTCAGACCACCGACTCAAAGAAAACGTAGCCGACATGACCGGTGCTATTGACCGTGTGAAGGCACTGGCACCAAAACGGTTCAACTTCATCGCAGACGCCGACACAACGGTTGACGGCTTCCTTGCCCACGAGGCACAGGCTGTCGTGCCGGAGGCTGTCACAGGCACTCACAACGAGGTGGACGAGGACGGCAACGCAGTCATGCAGGGCATCGACCAGAGCAAGCTGGTGCCGCTTCTGACCGGCGCATTGCAAGAGGCGATTGCAAAGATTGAAACCCTTGAGACAAAAGTAGCAGCGTTGGAGGCGGGTGAGTAATGGCATTCGGTACACTCAAAGCAGACACCCTGACCCACTCGACTGCGGGTTCGCTGACCACCGATTATGTCGTGAATGGTAGTGCGAAGGCTTGGTGTTCTGTAGACCACGACACGTCTACTACTTTTCACGAGAGTTTTAACTTTTCATCTGTGACAGATAACAGCACCGGAAGCTACACCTGTACGTTTACTAACGCTATGGCCTTCTCAAGGTACTCTGCCCCTACTAGCTGTTACTCCGGAGATGGTGACATTACTAACATTGCAAATGAAACAACGTCAAATTTTAGGCTTAGAGTATTTAATGACACTGGCGCAGCAGCCGACGTTGACTGCTTTACTGCCGTATTCGGAGACCTTGCATGACGCCTGACTTTACCGGCACACATCTGTGGGACAGGCTCTGCTGGGCAAAGGAAAACCTTGAGCCGCACCAGTCAGACTACCGGGTTGTCTATGAGGACAGCATCGACGAGTGCGCCAAGATACTGGTTCCTGACCCTAACTGGATGGCGTGTGCATTGCAGGGTGGCATCTTACCGCCTGTGTGGGTGTATCACGAACTGGCAAAGGACGAGGCCCAGCCCGACTTCAAGCGGCACACTCGTGGCTATCTGTTGCATGAGACACCGCCTGTTGGTCCGATGACAGAAGAACAGGCCATTGAATACCTGATTATGAAAGATTGCCCACAGTCTGTGTGGAAGACTTGGGATGAGGGCAACCGCCCTAAGATGGTAATCTGCAAGAAAGAGCAGTTGCCAGCAACACGTGAGTGGAGAAACGCATGGCGCATCTCCGACGACTTAGACCTAGCAGCATAAGGAGTAAACTATG